GCCGCATGGTTCCCTGCGGCGGCTTCGAGCATCTTCCCGTTCTGGGAGTTGTAGGCCCCGAACATGTGCGCCTCGTCGAAGATGAGCAGACACTTTTCAGGAAGCTGCCACTGGAAGTTCGGGGTCTTGCCGCGCCCCGGAACTTTCTTGAGCCACGGGGTATTTCCCATCCGCAGCTTCTCGGGATTGAGGACAAAGAGCGGTTTGACCCCGAATGCCGTGAGGGTATTACCCCATTTCGCCAAAACCGACTTCGGCGCGATGATGCCAACCGTGAGCGCATATCGAGCAGCAACAGCACTGGCGATGACGGTCTTTCCGCCACCGCACCCGGTCCCGTCGAGTGACGCCCCGACCGAGTCCAGAATCCGGAGGTGTTCGGCTACCGCCTTCTCTTGGTATGGGAAGAGTTTGAACGCTGCGGGCATGTGCTGAGTCTTACCTTATGATGAAAATTATTAACTCACTAATCGTAGCGGGTCTCCTTACGGGAACCGCATTAGCTGGCGACAGGAACTTTTACGTGATTGACCTGAATACTCCGAACGGGATCACGTATGTCCAGAAACAGGGCAATCGGTATTACTACTCGTCTGATCAATCAGACGCGGTGATGGAACGAATCCGTGTGAATAGAGAACGGCGGGCTGAACGCCGGGAGGCACAGAATCGGGAATTGCTGGGGAGTCTGCTGGACTGACCCAATCAGAGTCCTTCACCAGCCGAAGCCAATCAGCGGCGAGCATCGTGACCAACCACGGCTCGCCGTTTTTCTTGTGCGCGACTGTCGGCGTCCGGCCACTTTTCGCACTGTCAGCGATCGCTTGCTTCATGGCAGCGAGGACGTTCAGGTTTTGCACCCCCTTCACCTCGAAGTGGATCGTTGGCAATTCAGGACAAACGACATCGGCGTCCCCCGCTGCACCGCAGTATTGTTGCCCGCGAAATGCTTTGAGAAACCCCGCTTCGCGGAGTTGATCGCGCCAGAGGCGCTCGACACGTTTGCCTTTTTGCCTGGAGTTCACGGGATGCAAGAAGTCATCCGCCCTTGTGCCCACTTCACGAGTTCATCGTCCGAGTAGACGATTTTCTTTTCGCCCAGGCGGATGCAAGGGAGTCCTTGTTTGCGCCAGTAGGTGAGGCAGTTCCGGCCCATCGGTTTCCCGAAGAGTTCGCTTAACCGAGCAACCGCTTCTCCCGCGCCGTAGACTTCTTTGCGTGGAGCCGCCGGCTCGGTGATTTCCAGTCGGACCCGGCCTTCGGAAATCGGGATCGCCCGAAACGAGGCGCACTCGATCGTCATGCTAGTCATTATGGTGTTATTACTACAACCCGAAGAATTTACGCAACGCAGTGCGAATGACCGCGCTCATTGAGCGCCCCGAACTCTCTGACTCCTTTTTGAGGCGGTCTTCGAGTTCGGGGTCGCTGGCGAATGAGCGGATCAACTTCGGATTGCGAAGGTTATTGATCTTCTCCGTCAGGGAGGGTGTTTCTGAATTCGTCACGGCTGTCACGATACAGCCGCAATCCGTCTTCGACAAATAGGGATGCGAGTTTTTCCGGCGTTAAGGAGCAGTAGTGAGCCGCTTCGTCGAGTTCGGATTTTTGGTTACTGGTGAGGTTTAGCGTGATCATTTATGGGCGTTTCTATTACTTCGGGTGTTGTTATGGTTATTACGGCGTAGTGAAAAAGAAGCCGCGGGGATTGAACCCCGCGGCACCGCGTCACCCGTTCCGGTGTTTCCGGAGCAGGGCAGCTATGGTTTTTTGCATTTGTGGATCGAGGCTGTCCGAAGCGCGTTCTTCCTTGGTGTCGGCTTTGTAGACGGCCAACTCCTCGGCAACGCGAGACAGCGTTTTATCTGGGTCTTCTTTGGCCAAGTATTGAGCGGTAGCTTCACGAATCAGGGAACTCACGTTGGTCTGCTTGGCTGCGGCCAAAAGGCGCAGGGCAGCGGAGGTTCCTTTACTTTCTACGTAGCTAACACGCTCGGTGCCTGGTTTCAGACGACCGTGTTTTGTGGTGCTCATGGGTTTTTGGGTTTTCCTTTCTTCGATAACTTTAGACATCGGGCGTGTGTGGTTGTTCACCATTTTATTAAATGAGACAAGCCTTTTTCTTCCGCATAAGCCCGCACTGATATCGGCGTGATATTAAACCATGCCTCTGCCGCCGAGGGGGTTACGAGGGCTTTGTAGTTGGATTGGATGATACCTGGAGAATTTCCCGCCAGTTCCCTTGTGAGCCAGATATCCCTGTGACGGGCTAAGTGGTAGCTGATGAAGGAGTGTCGGAGGGCATTTTTCTTCCAAACAACCCCGACTTCCCGCAGCCGCGCTTTATCTGAGTAAACTTTTTTCGCCTCGTGCTTTGAGATTAGCGGGGCGTCCGGACCTTTTTTGGGGGCTATCGCCTTCCATGCCTGGAGGTTTGGGGTTTGGTCGATGGTCCGCCGTGAGGGATTTTTGGCCACGTCAGCATCGATACAGACGATGTTCTCTTCGTCGAGAAAGTCGGAATACTTCAGTTTCCATCCTTCGGCGCAGCGTCCACCCCCAAAACAAACGGTGGCCACATAGAGCAACTGGCTTGGTCGAAGCACGATGAACAGCCGGGTAAGCTCCTCGGGAGTGAAGACTGGGTGCTTCTTGGGCCGGATTTTCGGTAGCGGCACATCCTCGAAAGGCGAGTCAAAGTTCCGCGGCACATACCGCTTTCTTTTGGCAAAAAACTCCCGGGCTTTGATCGCGTCGATGAGGTTTCTTTTTGTCACTGGGCTGTAGTCGCTCTCGAGGAGTTTTGTCTTCAGCAGTTCGCCGGTTATCTGCTGGAGCGTCATCGACCCAAACCATTTCTTGAGCACACCGTTTTCGTATTTGATGTTTTTGAGGTGCTCGTGGGAGACCTCTTCGTTGAGTTTCCGTAGCTCCGTTTCCTTCTCCAACTCGTCGCACAAATCTCCGATTGTCTTGCGCGGCCCGCCGATTGCGTGCGTGCGTAGGTAAAGTTCGATCGCCGAGAGCATGTGGCTTTTGCCGCCCACTTTGCGCAAACACTCATTAAGGAATACAATATCCCCTGAATGAACGGATGTTCTGGTTCCCTCGGCGCGGGCGAGGTCGTGCACAATGCGCTTTGCTTCTTCGATCGCTTCGTTTCGATCGGAGATATTGCGGCGAAATTTTTGCGTGCCGACGTGCCAGTGCAATACGTGTCGAAGGTATCGTCCGTTTTGTTCCGTTCGGATCTCCACCTCCGCTCCGCCAAAACGCACTTTGGCTGGGCCGTTTTTTGTCTCAATAAGCTCAGGGATTTCGTGGTTCTTCATGTCTATTTTGGGACAAAAATCTGCTCCAATCGTTCAAAATCATACATAACCACATAACATTATATGATGTCAGGATTACGTAACTTTTCGTCTAACAGAGTAAATCGAGTGACTTACGACAAATGAAAAAAGTCGGGGCGACAGGATTCGAAGCAGAGTGCCACTTCCGTAAAAGGTTCTTTTACAGAGGGATAGTGGCTGGGGTTTATTTTGGAGCAGATTGGGGCGGGCTTTTCAGCCCATTTTGAGTGGCGATGAGTGTTTGCAGTCTCATTAAGCCCGGCGAACCGCAGCCCGCGGGATACTTTCCGCGTTACGGGTTTTGGTGGCAAAAGGACACCGCCGATTGGGCGGTCGAGCTTTACTGCTTCCGTCAAAAAGAGCGGGTGGGGGAGATGCTTGCCAAGGAAGCCCACTTCAAAAACGCGGCCCAGATGTTCTTCCACAAGAAGACGGAGAACTTTATCTGGCATCCGTGGGCGGACGATATGCTTTACGAGTGCTGTCATAGCAAGTTTGTCGGTTTCGCAGGCTGCGGCTCGTCCGGCAAGTCGGAATTCATGGCGGTCTGGGCTTTGCTGAACTGGTTGGCCGCGCCGTTCCACACGCTCTCATTGGTCACGTCCACGAGCATTCGGGACGCGAAGAAACGGGTCTGGGGTGCCATCCAGAGGTATTGGCCGTGCATCAAGCATGTCGCTCCAGGGAAGCTCGCCGATACTCCGACTCCGGCCATCTACACGATTAGGAACGGCGAGCGGATGGAGCAAGCGGGGGTGTATCTGATTCCGGCCGAGGCCAAGAAGACATCCGAGGTGACGGGTAAGATGCGAGGTATGAAGGCACCGCGGGTTATCGTCGCGGCTGACGAGTTGAGTGAGTTGGGTCATGCCTTCCTCGACACGGCGATGTCGAACCTTTCGAACAACCCGTTTCTCCACATCTGCGCGGCGGCGAACCCTGTCAGCTATTACGATCCCTTCGGCCGCTTCGTCGAGCCGACGAATGGGTGGGGGAGCATTACGGTCAATGATGAGAAGTGGGAAACCAAGCTGGGTGGGGTGTGTCTGCACCTCGATGCCCTCAAGAATCCGAACTACTTGGCCGGTGAGAACAAATGGCCGATCCAAAAATGGGAGAAGATCGACGAAGCTCGCTCACGACTCGGTGAGGACAATCCAATCTTTTGGAGAGACTACAGAGGTTTTTGGCCACCGCAGGCGGTCAGCAAAGCCATCTACTCCGAGGCCGAGATCATCCGCTTCCAAGCCGATCAGAAGCCAATCTGGAGGGGCCGCGTCGAACGTATTGTCGGCATCGACCCCTCCTTTGTGAGCGGCGGAGACAGGTGTGTGATCTATCTGGGATCATTTGGCCAGAACAAAGACGGGGTCGATCAGGTTTCCTTCGACGAGTTCCACTACCTCGACGAAGAGGCGAGCAACCCAGAGCCGCGCACCTTCCAGATTGCGAAGAAGATCAAAGATATCGTGGTCAAGGCTGGGGTGCCGTGGCGAAACATCGGCGTCGACGTGACGGGCGGTGGTGTGCCCTTTTGCGATGCGATGGCTACGGTCTGCGGGTCCAACGAGTTCCTCCGGGTTCACTTCGGCGGGGCTCCCTCTGGGCGCTCGCTCTCGGCTTACGATGCGACCGCGGCCCAAGATAAATACGTCAACCGCGTGACCGAGCTTTGGTTCGGCGCGAAGGAGTTTTTGCAGAATGGTCAGCTTCGAGGGATTGGTCCGGATCTGGCTCGGGAGATGACCAGCCGGAACTACGACACACGTAAGTCCGGATCGATGAAGGTGGTCGTCGAGTCGAAGACCGACATGAAGGCCAGGATCGGCCGATCCCCCGACGTGGCCGATGCGGCGTTCGTCATGCTCGATGTTGTCCGTGAACGGTTCGGGCTTCGTCCTCCTCAAGAGACTGGTGGGAGTCGCCGCGGGATGAGTAGTTGGAAGTCGACGATGACGACCAAGTATGCCCCGCGGCGGTCGGGTCAGTTGCTCCAGTCATTTTGAGGCGGTATAATAACGCCATAACCAAATGTCTGCCGACAGCACACCTCGACCAAGCGACGATGAATCCACGTCGCTAACCAAACTCGTGTCTTTAGCTGACACTTGGGCGGGAGGCGGCAACGCTCCGGATCCTGAAGACAGCGACGAGACTCTTTATCACAAGTTAGCCAAATCCATCTACTCCAAAGCCAATGCCTAGTTTCTATCTAGAGGGCAGTGCCCCATTACCTACCGATTCGCAGGAGAGGTCGCTCGTTAAAGCCGTCTCCCTTCTCGGAGATATAGTCGCCAGTGGGGGCGGAGGTGGAGGGGGGTCCGGAGGCGGATCGATGACTTACACCCTCAAGTCCGCAAATTTCACTGCGGAGGTAGGGAAAGCCTATGTCGTAGATACCACTTCGTCTGTGGTAAGCGCCACACTTCCGGCAAGTCCGGCGCAAGGCGATGTGATCTTTTTTGCCGATGCTCGTGGGACGTGGATGACCAACGCGATCACAGTTCTCCGCAACGGTAATAAAATCGAAGCGTCGAACGTGAATTTTTCAAACAATGCTTCTGGATCATTTTTCAGTGTTGTCTACATAGATTCCACGACCGGATGGCGCATCCTTACGAGCGGCACCAAGCCACTGAACATCAATCCTCCGGCAGTAAGTGGTGTTTATGATTTCACGACAACGAATGGAATGTGGACTGGGAACCCGACGACTTTCACATATCAATGGCAGATGTCGACCAATGGCACGACAGGATGGGCGGATATTAGCGGGGCGACAAGTTCAACATTTTTGGCTCTGCAAGCGGACGAAGGGAAATATGTGCGGGTCGGAGTTATCGCGACAAACAGCAATGGATCAAGCGTGATCGTTTATTCTGCCGCTAGTTCTGCGATCAACCTTCCTGATTTTCCGACGAGCGGGTTGCTGGCGTTTTGGAAACTAGATGGCGTAAACGACTCAAGTGGAAACGATAACACGCTCACCAACAACAATGGGGTTACGTTTGGCGTGGGGAAGGTGGGGGATGCTGCGGAGTTTGACGGGGGAAACAGTTTAAGTTCTCCAGTATTCGTTGCCGACTCATCAACTGCGGATTGGTCAATTTCTTGTTGGGGGTTTCTCGAGAACGATGTGTCGCAGGTTCTAATCGGCACTCCCGGTTACGGTGGTGGCTTTATGCTTTTCGGCACAGGCGATGGAACAATCGCGTTCAATAATATCTCTGGTTACGGCCCTTTGGTATCAGCAGCAATTTCGACAGGGCAATGGATACATATTGTGGCGCAAGTCTCTGCGGGTATGGCTAAATTATATATTAACGGCACACTTGAAGATACGGCGACGTGGAACGGCTCTTCAAACCCACCAACATGCACCTTTGGGAGTATTGGGGAGTCAAACTTAACAGGAAAAATAGACGCTGTCGGTTTTTGGAACCGTGCCCTCACTTCGCAAGAAATTGCACAACTTTACAACAACGGCAACGGCGTTGAGCCGTAAAAATATGGACTTAATCGCAATCAATTCAGCTATGGACGCGGCCTTTGCTGCCGCGCTCGCTAACCCGCAGCGCGTCATGCCTGCGACTATCGCACCGAACGTCACGCTGCAAACCGACACCTACGTTGCGCCGACCGGTAGCGGCTTCCGTGTGGTCTGTAAGATCAAAGTTCCAGAGGCGAATTTCACTGCCACCCGCGTTCGCAATCACGGCCCTGACGCCGCCAGCGAGCGCGAATGGCCAGTTGGGGGAATCGAAGTGGCGGCAAAATCGCATTTGGCACGCTGTATTGAGGTCGGTGCTGCTCATGTCATCCGCGCCGGATTCGACGCGGACAAGAAAGTGATCCTCCTCAACAAGCTGCTCAAAGCGAAAGAAACGGGCACGGTCGCAGATTATCCGAAACTCGTCGCCCTCTACGATTGGATGGAGACGGTGCAGCAAATGGCTGTGAGTGGAAACACCTTCTTCCCTAGAGCGCCATACGCCTTCGACGAAGTGATCGCTGAATAAGTCTCAGGCGGTGGTATAATAACTCCACATGTCGTATCGGGTCACAGTCGAGGAATTACGCAAAGGCGCACCGCCGCTGCGGATGATTTCGTTGACGGGTGTTGATTGGCTTCAGGCGATCGACGCGGTGACGGAGGTGCTTTCCCGTGAGGACGGCTACTTCAACCAAGACGAGCAGGAAAACACGGCCACTGAGCCGGATGATGAATTACTTTCATAGCGGGGATCTAGGTGATGTCATCTACGCTTTGCCCGCGATCCGGGCTTTGGGTAAGGGCAACTTGTATCTGAACTCCCGTCCATGGACCGCGAAGATGACGCCCGAGCGGGCCAACGTGCTTCGTCCGCTCCTCGAATCCCAAGACTACATCGGCAAGGTGATTCACGGGGATGCTCCGAAGAACGAGCACTGCGTCAATTTCTCCACGTTCCGTAATGGCGGGCTTATCTACGGGGTCAGCTTGATGGAACTGCAAAGCGATTGGGTCAATGCCAACGCTTCGCCGGAGCCTTGGCTGAAAGTTTCCCCCTCGGCGCGGGCACGGGGGCGGGTCGTCTGTCACCGCAGCCCGCGCTACCACAACCCTTACTTCCGGTGGGATCTGATCGGTGAAGCCCTCGGCACGAAGATGCTCTTTGTCGGGTTGCCGCACGAGGTCGAGGAACTGCGTCGGGTGACCAAGGTCCATGCCGAGTATGCGATCACTAATGACTACCTCGAACTGGCCAAGCTGATCGCGGGGGCGGATCTCTTTATCGGCAACCAGTCGAGCCCGATGGGCTTGGCTATTGGACTTGGAGTGCCCTTCATCCAAGAGACATGCCTTTGGACGCCGGACTGTCTCTACCCGCGCAAGGACGGCACCTATTGTTATGACGGTGGGATATCCCACTTCGAGATCCCGCCCTTCAGTCCGCCGCCGGATGTCGACCGCAACGCGCTCCCTCCCGGCGGTTGGCAAGTGATCTCCCGCAGCACGGGCGAGCGTGTCACGCTCAAGAGCCACCGTGCCGCGACCCGTCACCTCTACAAGACCGACCGATACTTCACCGAGACAGATGCCGCCGTCGAGGTCGACCGGCAGAATGCCCTCCGCATTCCGCATCTCGTCCGGCGCAACTCGACCTTTGAAATTTTCGGCAAGGTGGCACCTTTAGTCCACGCCGTTACTGCATGACTGACTGTGAAAAAGGCACCTCGGCCGAGGTAAGGTTTATTTTTGAAGCCGATGGGCGTGGCTGGAAAGTCTACGTGCCGCTCGGTCATGCCCATGCCGCCGACCTCGTCATTCTCCGTCCCCCGAAACGACCCATCAGTGTTCAGGTAAAAACCGCGACCTTTAATCCGCACCGCAATAACTACGGAGTGATGACGAGCCGCGGCAAGAAAACCAAGAAGGCTTATGCTCGCGGCGACTTCCAGATTCTCGCCGCTTGGCTCCCCGACTTGAAGCAGTTCGTCCTCTGGCGATTTGACGAGATTAAGAAGAGGAAGAAGATTTGCTATTCGCCGCGGCTCCACCGTCAGCCGGATAATTGGGAAATCCTCGACACCGTGCTAAAGTAATAACTCCGTAAACCATGCTCCTCGTCCTGCCCGTTTCCCAAGTCGACCTCAAGCTCGCCACCAAGCTGGCCGGGCACATGGCCCTTTTGGG